ATGGCGATGATGTTGGCCACCAGGCCCGGGGCTTGCCCGGCCATGCCCATGGCGACACGAGCGATCTGCTGCTGGAAGGTTTCGTCCGCCTTCTCGCCGTGCACCACAATGCCAAACACGTATTCCAGGTCTGGCATGTGGGTGTTGACGAGTAAAGCCAAGGTCTCAAGCGAAAGCCCTTCCACACTGAAAAGGACTTTGCCGTTGACCTTGACTTCGCGGCGCTCTGCTTGGAAATCCGAGAGTGCCATGTCGTTTCCTTACGGGGTTGGGGTAGTGGCCCGGCCAGTGATGTAAACGGTCTCGTAGCCCGACTTCTTCAGGAACTCGACGTTGAACGACATCGCTTGCCAATCGTCGCCCGACTTGAGGTTGAAGTCGCCGTTCGGGGTCAGCTTGGCATACGGCCAGGTGTAGTCGAACAGCAGGCCTTTCGGGTTGGTCGCCTCGAAGAACAGCTCGCCACGGATGTCCATGTTGGAGCTGATGATGCGCGGCTGGGTGTAGGCCTGCTGGTCGTAGGTCACGGTGTAGGTGGAGCCGTCCACGATGCCAGGGGCGTCGACCTCGATGTACAGGCGAGCGCCTTCCAGGTCCAGCTCGACGTTGTCGGTGAGAGTCACCGCAGTGCTTCCCGGCAACGGACCGGTGATGGTCACGTTGGTAATCATCCGGGTGCCTTCCGGGTTCGACGCGCTCTTGCCCAGCTGGAAGTAGCGGCCCTTTTTGGCCACGATGGTTTCGGAGATGGCGGTTGCCGATACCTTGCTCAGGGTGCTGGTCGAACCGAGGAACTGCAGGGCGATGTTGTCCGCGCTGATGTTGTCGGTGGTGAAGCTGCCGCTACGAGTGGTCGACAGGGTAACCGAATCGTCCTTCTCGTTGATGCCGTTGTCCGAATCGAAGTGTTCCAGCTCCTCGCTGTCGGTGGTGGTGGTGAACTCGGGAGTGTTGCCGAAGTACAGCCGGCCACCCGGCGTCATGGTTCCCGGCGCGAACATGGCGAAGTACAGCTTGCCACGGCCGAGAGTGTAGTTTTTTCCGTTTGGGTTGTTCATCGCGGATCCCTCAAGTGGTGCGAGTTATGGACGCTGGCGTCAGGCCGTAAGATACGGGTGCTCAATACTCTGCGCAACGCTAATTCTAATGGGCAAGTAGAAAAACGCCCGTGCCGATGCTGCCTTTTCGAGGGGCCTCACCACGTAGGGCCCCACCTGCATGTTGTCGATGGATTTGCCCAGCAGGTAGTTGGCCGGGTCCAGGGGGCGAGAGGATCCATCACCGCGCATGGCGACCACGCGAGCCAGCTGCTGTTGGACGGCGGCGGCCAGATAATAAGCCGGGTCGGACGGGTTGGCCTTATCCTCGACGGCCCAGCCCTGCAGCAGCAGCACCCAGGTGTCGCGGAACGCTTCGTTGTTGCCGGCGAACACGCCGATGTCGGGGTTCGGGGCTTCGAGGATCGACAGCGCCGGGATGGCGGTCTCATCGCCGAACTCGGTGCGGCCGCGGTACACGCTGCCCACCAGGTTGTACGGCACGCCGTTGTGATCAGGCGCATCGATCTGTTCCAGCAGCGCGCCCAGGCGCTGAAGGATGGCAAGTCGGAGTGGAATTTCAGCCATTGCTCAGTCTCGTTAATTGACGGAAGAATTCGGTGGCGGCCTCGTCGGCCACATCGGGAGCGATGTCGCTGGCCACGCCCTTGAAGACCTGGTCCACGGAAGGCCCGTAAAGCAGCACCACGCCGTTGCCGAGGCTGGCCGAGGCGGCGTGCGGGATGGTCTTGTTCTGGATGGTCTCGCCCGGGCCGAGGCGTATGGCCAGGCCCACGTTGAAGTTCTGACCATCGAGCTGGCGGCCGCGCTTCAGCCGGATCAGGAAGGCCTTCTTCAGCAGCGTGCTGTTGCCCTTGCTCACCTGCACGGTGACACCGCCACGCTTGCCGACGGCGCCGGATGTAGCGAATCGGGCGAGCGAGGTGGCCCGGTCGCGTCCCGAGATGGCCGCCTCAAGGTTGACGTTGGTGGCCAGTCGATCCACGTACAGGCGCTCCTTGTTCAGGTAGCCCGAGGGGAAGTTGATCTCCTGGTTCATCTGCCAGCGAGCCAGCTTCATCGCAGGTCCGCGCGCGGTGTCGTTCAAAGCAATACGGGCCGCCGTGGTTGTGATACCGGGCAGCCCGTCAAAGTATTGCTCAAGACCCTCGAAGGGGTTGGATTCGATTTCGATCATGCCGTGGATACCGTCCAGACCTCCTCGATCGGCCCTTCCTTCGGCTCGCGTTCTTCGAGCGTCACGGACACGCCGTCGAGCTGTGGGAAGGTGACAACGCCGCCGCGCTGGACGCCGATCTCGCGAGCCTGAGCCTTGGTCAGGATCAGTCGCGAAACCCCCTCAATCACCTCGGCGTAGCCCAGGTTGCCGTTGTCACCGAAGCGATCGATCTTCGTGTGCCAGCGAGCCCGGATGGCCACCGGGGTGATATTGGCTGGGTCCGTGTAGAAGGCGTCCATCCCGAGCGTGTCCATCACGGTCTGGCGGGCCGTCTTCTTGGCGGCGGCGAAGTCAAACGCCATTACAGGTCGTCGTCTTCGCTGGCGCCGCCAGCCTTGGCCGCGTCGAAGGCGGTGATCTTGTCCAGCAGCACCGGCTTGGAGTCGGCATCGGCGAACTCGATTTCACGCTCGGCGGCAGCAGCTTGCAGCTCAGCCTTGGAGTTGGCCAGGCTCAGTGCGACCTTGGTGGTATCGGTCTGAGTGTCGGCAGCCGGCGCCGAGTCTTCGCTGATCAACTTGCGCACCAGCTGAGTGCCGCTGGCTTTCTCCAGCTTGGCGATCTCGACCAGTTCTTCGCTGGTGAAGTCGAACGGCTCGCCGGAAATGGCGGTGCCGACAGCTGGGTACACGGTCTTGCCGTTACGGGTGACACCGATGGCGCCGAGAGGGATGCGTTTAGGCATGGTTGATCTCCATTTCACAAATGAGTCCGCGCCCGAAGGCGCGGTGATGGTGAGGCTAGCGTAGCAGGTTACTGAACAGTCAGCGACCAGGTAGCGTTGGTGACGCGAGGAACGATCAGCGGCGCCGACTGGGTCATGAGGTATTCGACGCTCGGATCTTCGACCTCCCACATTTTCGGGAAGTAGCGCAGGGCGCGCAGGCCGGCCTTCTTGTCCTTGATGGCACCGAACGCTTGCACGCCGTTGACCATGCGGGACACACCGATGACGCGGTTCGGCGCCAGCAGGGCTTCCTGAGTGCCGTCTTCCAGGGTGACCTTGGCCGAGTAGATCCAGACATCGAAGCCAGCGCCACCAGCCAGACCCTGAACGCGACCGGCGTATTCCAGACCCTCGAAGCCGTTGGTGATCAACGCCAGGTTGGTCTGCGAGCCGCGATAGTTGGTGTCGATCAGCTTGAGCTCGTTGGCGAGGATCCAGGCCACGAACGAGTCGAAGGCATCGGTGCCGAAGATGATCTCGTGGTTGGTCGCGCCGCACAGGTCGTTGGAAGCACGGTTGGCCGCCTTGATGTCGTTCAGCGGGTGGGCCGCGGTGCTGTTCCACTGCGCGGTGCCGGTCAGCACACGGGTCAGGCTCGGGTCACGGTTGAAGTTGATGGTGACGCGCGGGTAGTCAACACCATCGCAGGTGACCGAGCCGTCCTGGATCGCCTTGGCCGCCATCCACTCCAGGCGGTTGTCGATCTTGATCTTCTGCTCGACCAGCAGTTTGGCCACGGTAGCGTTGTAGCGCTGTTCCGGGGTCAGGCTGCCGGTGGCCAGCGACTCGCCAGCGCTACGGGTGAAGAAGTTGTTGTTCGGGTCGACGATATCCTTCGGCTTGAGGTAGGCCGGGGTGTACGACACGGTGCTGAAACCGCGTTGCTTCTGCACGCGACCCTGGACGTTCGGCGCCACGAATGGGGCCAGGCGGCGGTAGTCTTCGCTGATCTTGTCCATCGCGATGGCTTCGGTGTCGAAGGTCATCTCGTCAGGGAAGAACTGCAGCCAGAACGACGGCAGGGTTTTGGTGACGCGAAGTACGCCGAGCAGTGTTACCAGATCAAACGGACCCATGTGTATTCTCCATGATGGGTTTGGGGGTGCGGCCTCCCGACCGCGCCACCGAAACGGGGTTTAGTTGACCAGACGGCCGATTTTCAAAGTGCCGTTCGCGCCAACCAGTGCCCGGCGTGCCTCGAAGGTGGTCGCGCCAGCCGGCCAGCCATTGAGGGCTTCGTGGTTGAAGAAACCGCCCTCGAAGAAGGCGATGCGGTCACCTGCTACGCCGGCTTGGCTGGCGATGATGTAGCCGACGGCCGAGGCAGTGCCGGCTGGCACGACCTTACCGGTCGCGTCGAGCTGGCAGATCTGGTACTTGGCGACGTTGGCGGTCAGCTCGTAGTCGTTGGTGATGATGGGGGCTTCACCGGCATACAGCTGGACCGGGGTGAAAGTGCCGAGTGCGGTTTCGCCGCTAGCGATATCGTTGCTCATGAGTTTTCCTCGAAGGATCTGGTCAGTCAGGGATGAACTTTATCACGCGCCCAGCGGCTTGCCATGCACCACAGCATAGGCCGCGAGAAGCGGGTTCTGCTCGTTGGCTTGCTGGCTGGCCAGATCACCATCGGCGCCCACGTTCGGCTGCTGGTCGTTATCCATTTTTTGCTTGAATGGATCAGCCGCAGCTTCGTTGTTCGGCTTCTCGGTGGTAGCTACAGGTGCGGCTGCCGGGCCCGAGGCGGCCAGGGTCTTCTTGGCTTCTTCGACACTCATGCTGGTGTTGAAGGC